GGCGAGACGGTGCTGGCCGAGGACATGGAAAGCGTCGTCGGCGCGTATGCCGACGCAACACGCGCGCGGATTTTGGCGCTGCCGACACGCGCCGCGCCGCTGTTGCTGGGCTTGGGTTCGCTCGCCGAAGTGCGCGACAAACTGACGGAGCTGGCACATGAGGCTTGCGGCGAACTCGCCGCCCGCGAAATTGCCGCTGCTGTCTACGATCGTGCTCGACGTCGAGCCGGCCGCGGCGCGAGTGGCGACGCGGATATTCCGCAGGATGGCGCCGCCGCCGAAGTTGACGGTGAGCGAGTGGGCGGATCGGTTCCGGTTTCTCAGTCCTGAAAGCAGCGCCGAGCCGGGCCGCTGGGACACGGCGCGCGCGGAATATCAGCGCGGCATTCTCGACGCGGTGAGCGATCCACGGGTGGAAACCGTGGTCATCATGTCCAGCGCACAGGTCGGCAAGACGGAGCTCATCAACAACCTGATCGGCTACCACGTCCACCAAGATCCGGCGCCTATCCTGGTGGTGCATCCCACGACGGAGATGGGCGAGGCCTGGAGTAAGAACCGGCTGGCACCGATGCTGCGGGACTCTCCGGCGCTGCGTGGCCGTGTCGCGGCGGCGCGGTCCAGGGCGTCCGACAACACGGTTCGCGAGAAGAAATTTCCCGGCGGCTCGCTGTCGATCGTCGGCGCCAATTCGCCGGCCGGCCTTGCGTCGCGTCCGATCCGGGTGGTGTGTTGCGACGAGGTGGACCGCTACCCTGCCAGCGCAGGCTCCGAAGGCGATCCGGTGACGCTGGGACGCAAGCGCACGGCCACCTTCTGGAACCGGAAGGTGGTGCTGGTGAGCACGCCGACGATCAAAGGCGTGTCGCGCATCGAGGCGGCTTTCGAGACTTCGGACAAGCGGCGCTTTTGGGTGCCGTGCTCGCACTGCGGCGAGTTCCAGACGCTCCAGTGGCCGCAAGTGCGGTGGGACGGCGACGATCCGACGACGGCGCGATACCACTGCGTCGAGTGCGGCGCCGGATGGACTGATCCCGAACGCTGGGCGGCGGTGCGGCGCGGTGAGTGGCGCTCGGAGGGTGAGTTTCGCGGCACGGCTGGCTTCCACCTCAACGAGCTTTGCTCGCCGTGGCGTCGGCTGGATGAGACGGTGGCGGACTTCCTGGCCGCGAAGGATCGGCCGGAGACGCTAAAGGCTTGGATTAACACGGCGCTTGGTGAAAGTTGGCAGGAACAGGGCGACGCGCCGGAGTGGCAGCGTCTCACGGAACGCCGCGAGGACTACCGCATGGGCGTAGTGCCCGCCGACGCAGCGGTGCTGACGGCCGGCGTGGACGTGCAGGACGATCGCCTGGAGTGCGACATTTGGGCCTGGGGGGACGGGTTCACATCCTGGCTTGTTGATCACGTCGCCATCGCCGGCAGCCCGCGCGAGGGGGACACCTGGCAACGTCTGGCGGATCTGATGGGCCGCGCCTGGCCGCGTGAAGGCGGCGGCGCGGTGCGGATCGGCAAGACGTGCGTTGACACTGGCGGACGCGACACGGCGGCCGTCTATGGCCACCTGCGCGCCTTGGCTGATCCACGCATTGCGCCGGTGAAGGGCGTGGAAGGCTGGAACAAGGCCTCGCCGGTCCAGGGGCCGAGCGCGGTGGACGCGCAGGTAAACGGCAAGAAGCTGCGCCGCGGCTTGAAGCTGTGGACGGTGAGCGTTTCGACGTGGAAGGTCGACCTCTACCGGCGCCTCTGGCTCACGCGCACCGAGTCGGAGGAGTTCCCGCGCGGCTGGGTGCATCTGCCGCGGGGCGTCGAGGTGGAGTGGGTCAAGCAGCTCGTCGCGGAGCAGCTTCGCACCGTGAAGGATCGCCGCGGCTTTCAGCGCCAGGAATGGGCGAAGCTGCGGGACAGGAACGAGGCGCTGGACTGCGCGGTGTATGCGCGTGCGGCGCTGTGGCTGCTGGGTGCTGATCGCTACGGTGATCGGTTCTGGCGGCAGGCGGTGGACGCGATCGAGCCGGCGCCAGTGGTTGAGACGGTGCCGGCGACAGTGGCGCCGGTGGTGACTGCGCCGCCGGCGGTGCGGTTCCGCGAGAGTTCATGGATCAGGCGGTAGGAGGAGGCGGGCATGGCTTGGACGGCTGCGCAGCTCTCCGCGCTTGAGGACGCGATCGCCACCGGCACGACGCGCGTCACCCACGACGGCAAGACGGTGGAGTATCGCTCGCTGGCTGAGATGGTCCAGGTGCGGAACCTGATGCGCTCCGAGATGGCGTCATCCGCCGCCGGCCCGCGCTCCACCCTTGTGCGCTTTGATCGGGGCTGGTGATGGGCCTGTTTTCCTGGCTCGGCTTCGGCGCAAAGCGCACTTATGCGGCGGCAGCGAACACGCGCGCGACGACGTGGCGTGACAGCGGAATGTCGGCAACGTCCGAGGTTGGCGCGGCTGCGCTCACGGTGGCGCGGCGGGCACGCGAGGCGGTGCGGAACAACCCGTATGGCGCGCGCATCGTGGATCTGTGGGCCGGCAACGTCGTCGGCTCTGGCATCACGACGACGTGGCGGGACACGCCGCACGCGGACGCCTGGCGCAAGTGGTCGATCGGCCTGGACTGCGACGCGGAGGGCCACCAGAACTACGCGGCCATCCAGGCGCTTGTCATGCGCGGCGTGGTCGAGTCCGGCGAGGTGTTCATCCGGTTTCTCTACGGGCCGGTGTCGCCGTCCAATCCTGTCGGCCTGCGGCTGGCGGTGCTGGAAAGCGATTTCCTCGACACGTCGAAAAACGGCGTGATCGCCGGCGAGAACACGGTTCAGGGCATTGGCCTGAACGCCGAGGGCCGGCCGGCTGCGTATTGGCTGTATCGCCAGCATCCCGGCAACGCCTACCTGTTCGGCGCGCGGTCCCTGGAGAGCGTGCGCGTGCCGGCGGCGGACGTGATGCACGTCTACCGCAAGCGTCGGCCGGGCCAGCTTCGCGACGTGTCCTGGCTGGCGCCGGTGCTGCTGCACCTGCGGAACCTGGCCGAATACGAGGACGCGTTACTCCAGAAGGCGAAGATCGAGGCCTGCCTTGCTGGCGCGGTGACGGACGACACCGAGGGCGTGGTTGGCTCGCCGGGTGGCGAAGGCGTCGGCGCTGATGGCCTGTTCCGCGACGCGCGCGGCAACGTCGTCGAGACGCTGGAGCCGGGCCTCTTGCTCTACCGCCGCACGAATGGCGCTGGATCGTCCTTCGACTCCATCAACCCGTCCAGTTCCGGCGCGCATGTGAGCCTCGCCAAGCGCGCGCTGGAGGCGGCGGCTGTCGGTGCGGGCCTGACATACGATCAGGTATCCGGTGATCTGACGCAGGCCAACTATTCCAGCCTCCGCGCCGGCAAGATCGAGTTCCGCCGCCTGTGCGAACAGATCCAGTATGGCATGCTGATCCCGATGTTCGTGGCCCGCACCGCCGAGCGGTTCCACCAGCAAGGCGCCATGCGTGGCCTGTGGCCGGCCGACATGCCGGACGGCGTGGAGCATGTGCCGCCGCCGCATGAGATGATCGACCCGCTGAAGGACACGAACGCGCTCATCGCCCAGGTGCGCGCCGGCTTCGTGCCGCAGTCCGAGGCGGTGGCGAGCTTCGGCAACACCATGGCCGAGATGGTCGAACGCTACCGCACCGACAACGCGATGCTGGATGACGCCGGGATTGCGCTCGACACCGATCCGCGCCGTGTCGCCAAGTCCGGCACGGCGCAGGACGCGGCGCAGCTCGCCGCGATCGAGATCGCGGCGACGGGTGCGGCGCTGCCGCAGACGCCGGCCTAACGGAGTTTCCGAACATGACCGACGAAACCAGCGACGCCGCTCCGGCTGTCGTGACGGCGGCGCGCGCCCTGGCCGCGCCCATGACGATCGACGCCGAGGCCCGCACCGTTGACGTGGTGTGGAGCACTGGCGCGCGCGCTCCGAACTACGTGCCGCCGCTGGGCCAGATCATGGAAGAACTGGACATGAGCGGCAACGCCGTGCGGATGGCGCGTCTCGCCTCCGGCCAGGCGCCGCTGCTGGACAGCCACAGCCACTACTCGGCGTCGTCGGTGATCGGCCGCGTGCTGTCTGCCAGCGTGTCCGGCGGGCGCGGCGTGGCAAAGATCCAGATTTCCCGCGCGCCGGACGTCGAACCGATCTGGCGCCGGTTGGAGGAAGGCACGCTCCGCAACGTGAGCGTGGGCTACCGCGTGTTCCGCTACGAGCCGATCCAGGCGGACGGCCAGACAATCCACCGCGCCGTGGATTGGGAACCCTACGAAATTTCTCTGGTCGCGGTCCCTGTGGACGCCGCGGCCGGTGTGCGCGGTGAGGCTTCGGCCATCCGCGCGACTGCGCTGGAGCCGGACATTCTGGCCGAGGCGCTTCCCGTCCCTGAAATCACGGAGTCTGTCATGACCACCGAGAACCACGCGGCGGACTCTGTGCCCGCCGCCGATGCTACCCGCGCCACCCAGGATGCCGTCACTGCCGAACGGTCCCGCATGGCGTCCCTGACGCCTGTCGTGACTGCCGCGCGTGGCCGCGTGCCGCAGCAGGCGCTGGATGACCTGCATGTCCGCGCGCAGTCCGAAGGCTGGACGGCCGAGGCCCTGCGCGCGGCCCTGTGGGACGCCGCCGTCGCCAGCGCGCAGCCCGCCAGCGTGCCGGCTGCGCCGGCCGCGCAGCGCGGCGAATCCAACGACGATCCGACCGTCATGGCCCGCGCCATGGGCCACGCGCTCGCCGTGCGCGCCATGCCGTCGCTCGCCACCGACGCTGCGATCGACCCGCGGTTCCGCGAGTTCGCCTCGCTGCGTCCGTCCGACATGCTGATGGAGCTGGCGGCGGCCCGTGGCGAGCGTGTCAGCCCGCGCGATCGCCTGCGCCTCATTGAGCGCAGCTTCCACACGTCGAGCGACTTCCCGCTGCTGCTGGAAGCCGCCGGCAACAAGATGCTGGAGGCCGGTTTCACCGCGGCGGCGCCGAGCTATCGCCAGTTTTTCGCCCAGCGCGCTTTCAATGACTTCAAGGCGCACAAGTTCTTGACTGCGGGGGACATGCCGGCGCTGGTGAAGCTGGAAGAAGGCGGCTCCATCAAGGCCGGCACCATCTCGGAGAAGCGTGAAACCATCACACCTGACACCTACGCGCGCCAGGTGCGGA